GTACCTCTTATAAAGGATGTACTCCAGAATTTTATTGTTTCTTGTGCCTTTAGATTTCCATATAACATTTCAAAATCAGCGTCAGTCGGCATTTGAAACATATATTTTACCATATTTTTATATGGTATTTGATAAATATCTGCTTTATCTTCGTGATCACCAGGTAAAAAACCTATCTCACGAGTTGATACCAATGAACGTACAAGATATATTTTTTCATATGGTGTGCTTTCATCAAGCACATCTGCAAGTGAATTATATAATGAAATAAATGTCTTACCAGTACCTGCTGTACCATAAGCGACCAAATGTTTATCTTCAGCATATGAGTCAAACAATCTTTTTTGATTATTAGTTATGGGTTCAATATCAAGAAGGTAAGTATTTCCAATCGGTTTTTTTCTTTTCATTTGTTTTGTAGTTAGACCGATACCTATGGGTTGATCCCCATTAGTTTTCTTTTTTCTTGGCATTTGATTAAAGTTTTTTTACTCTCGAACCTGGTGACTTTGATACCTTTTGTAAGACATCATTCCAACCTGGTTTTGTCTTTCTTAACTTATCTTTCCATTCTCCGACTTCACCAACACCTGGTACAGTTGAGGGATCAGAATAATCTCTCAACCAATCAGGATTATCTTCTCTCCATTGATCCCATTCTGTGATACTCATCACAACTTCTTTCTGTTCACCAGTTTTTGTATTTACTACAGGATATGTTGCCATAATATTATAAAGTAGTATAGTTATTTAGACCCATTGCAAAGCCTCCGATACAGTTGGAAACTGTTCGGTAAAGATGGACTTGCAAGCATTTGCAATATCCATGTGTTCTTTCTGTGTTCCGTGTCCAGAACGAAGATCAATATAATGAACCCAAGAACGAACACTTCCAGACATATAAATGCGAGTTGGTGTTGCTAATGGAAGAACAAATCTTGCACATTCTTTTGCAATACCCTCTCTCAGTAGTTCATTATATAAATCCATTCCTTCATTAAAATATTGTCTGATTCTTTCTTGTAAAAATTTAGTTTGCTTCTCTGGTATGTCATCAATACTATTCTGACGATTCTTTGTATCTTGTCTTCTTAATTCTGGTAGAGGAATATTAGCGTCTAGTAAGTTTGTATCTGCATATCTTTGACTAAACTCTTGAAATGTAAAAGAACGATGTCGTAATATTTGTGCAGCAAGTCCTCTTGTCGTATTAATCTCAAGTGTCATAAATGCTTGCTCAAAAATTGACCAATGCTGATGTTTGATACAGTATCTTAATAGACCTGCATAATTATCATTGTCTTGGTTATTAGGATTACTTACACGAGCACAATATGCCATGTGCTTTTCAGCATCGGGTGATACACTTACAAGAGATACTTTCATTTAAATCCTTTTGATGTTTGTTCTTCAATTTTTGCTAATTCATTTTTAGCAACTTTAAGTTGTTCTCGAATTAATTTAAGTTGTTCTTTATCGTAGAGATAATCTTTTTTAAGTAATCTCTCTAATAACTTAATTAATCTTTTTGCTCTGCTAGTCTGGGTAGCCATCGTCGTCCTCTAGTATTTCATCATAATCTTGTGTGATGGTTGGAGGTGGACTTACATAAGATTGCACATCAGAAAAAACTTCTGCTTTAATATCATCAACTAATAACTCTAGCTTACGAACCATCAGTTTTAATTTTTCTCTGTCCATAATATTATTGTTTCAATCACTATAGCATAAAAAAAGGAGGGATGCAACCCTCCTGTATTTATTTTCCGTATAGGAACTTAAGTTCAGCAGTTATGATTGTGAGAAAGATAGCAGATGCTAAACATATCTCTAATGTTTCAATCACTTAAGACTTGTAAGTTCTTTTTCTTGTCTTACACCACGGTAAGTTAAATCGACCTTGTTAGTCTGCTTTGCTTTGTTCTTATCTGTGTCATATACGACACCACGGTATGTGACTTGTGCCATTTGGTTTCTCCTAAAGTAGTTGGATGTTTAAATCCGTTCCTTCAGTCGGCTTTTGCGTCCTCAAAACATACTGGATCAGTATGCTCAACAATCACTCTAACCATATGTAACCTATCAGGATCATATGATTTGATAGTTGACAGCAACTCATTGGCATCTGCACAATTAAGTGGAGCACCGAGTAATACTAATTTCATTAAAATGTTATACATGAGGATGAACGAACCCGTTCCGAGTCGGCTTACTTGCGTCCAATAATATAAGCATCACACTCACCTGACACTTTTGTTTTCAAGTAATCTATAAGATACTCGTGAGCATCAGAGTTAAGATTCTTATCACTAAGTATCTCAATTCTGTTTTGATTCCATTCTGAACAAGACATTTCCCAATGGGAAGCATTATGTTCAACTAGAAGTGATGCCAGTAGTGTGAGTTCTATCATTTGGATGAACGTAAAGGTATGTTAGCATACCCACACTATTTAGTCAAGTGATATGTAGTAAAAGTTACAGAAAACCCTACAGGTCAAATTTTTGGTGGGATTTTTTTTTACACTATTTTTGAAACTACTTTCGCTTTTTCTTTTTGGGTGCTGTTGTATTATTATATCCCCACAGTGCAGGTTTAATTGTACCCTTGCCATAGTCGATAATTTTTATACCCATCTTAAACTTATCATAATACATATCAAATAATTTAACTCTTGTACCTCTAGTTAAATCTCGATGAACTGTTCCATCAAGTTCATACGTTACAATCCAAGCATCTGATGGTGCATCACTAGTGCTTACTTCATCTAATGAACCATTTTCAATTAAAATTTCACATCCATATTGTTCTTTCAAAGACTCTTTCTCTGATGGTGTCCAGTAAGTTTCCCTTATCTCTGGATTGTCTGGTTTATCGGTTTGTGATAATTGACCTAGTGGTTTAGTCATGAGCGACCTCCCCAAGTGATTTGTGGATATGCTGCTGATGCAATTTCTTTTGTGATTTTATATTTGTCTGTGAGTCTTTTATCCTTGACTAAGATAAGTATTTCTGCTTCAAGTGGGTGTAATCCCTCAAGAATATTGATAAACATTGTTTCTCTACGAAGATTACTTAATTTATCATTACCACCTTTTAAAAAGTTGTAAAATTTCGTATATTCTTTACGAATCGATGCCTGTCCTTGATCTTGAGAACCTAATGAGTTAGACCCCATCTCAGACATTTTATCAACTGCATCATTGATTTTGTCAGATAATGTACCAGTAACCATATTATCCTCTTTATTATTACCATAAGGAACTTCACCTGGCGGTAAAACCGATATTGCAGTTTCATCAAAGTTCCAAATTAATAATGCCATGATAGATTCATGTGCATATCTTTGAAGAACTTCAATCTTCTTTGCTTTCGTTCTTTGTTTTGATGCAGCTTCAAATACCTCAAACGCAAATGGAATCTTTGGAAGATGAGGTATTGGTGTTGCTTTTGCTTTAACTGTTTTAGTCGTCTTCTTCGTCGTTGTTGTCATGATTTTCAAATCTGAATGCTACTATTTCATCAGGAACTATATTACCATTTCTATCATACATCTCTGGGTGAATTTTTTCAACCTCTTGATAATTCATCATGTAATCTCTTGCAACCCATCCTCCTATTACTCCTACAATCAGAAACAATATAAACAGAAATGCTGCGAATACAATGCTTACTGCTAACATAATTCTCCTGAGATTATTTTTTTGGTTTTACATCCACATAAAAGTCTAAATGAATGTTTATGTCCTTGTTAAAAAAAGAAATCATCTTATCTAACAACAGACGAAATGATTTAGGTCTCTTTCTTTTACCTCCTGAGAGTATCAACTCAAAACCACGATCAATGTGGTCGGTTGATTTATTTATGTCTTTATTATGCGATTTTATTTTCTCGCAAGAATTGGATTGTGTCAACACAACCTCCTAGTTTTTTACCATCAACTACCACCTGTGGGAAAGTTGATCCTTGACCAAATTCACCATAAAAAGAATCACGGTCAAAGTCTTCATTTAAATTATACACTACATAACTCAGTTTTGTCAAGTCCATTACCTGTTTTATCTTGTCACAATATGGGCAACCGTCCTTTGAGTAAACTGCAAAGTTCATATGTCTTGTTAAATAATGATTTATAAATTTAATATTTTCTTATTATATCACACTATGATGGTTTTGGATATTTATCTTTGATTGCCTTGATATCAGCTTTCCAAGCATCTATGCCAGA